CTCATTGGGTCGTTTTGAATGTTATTTTGATAAAACACTGGAACAGCAAATAATGGATCATTTGTTGCTAAATCCGCGATTTAAAGACATACATAATTATTGTATACAGCGCATTAAAAAACACAATGACGGATGTATTGAAGATATATGTTTTATACCTGTAGAAGCAAATACACCTGACGGCGTTTGGCATAGAGACACTATTATAGAAAATGAAATAACGGATTTTGAACGCCCGCTCTATTATATTGGACATCTTATATATTTTGATAATTTGGCGAATACTGAATTTTGCTTAAATAGTGAGCATAATAGTAATAATAATGCAGACATATATGAAAAAAGAATGATAAATGCGGAAACATATTCAAGTGTGTATTTTGATGGGCGCACATTACATCGGGGGCTAAAAAATAATAGTGCATATACCCGATATGCTATATATATTTCATATATTGCTAGTAGCTATAGCGTTAAAGAAACGCAAAATATATATTTATAATATAGTTCTCTATCTTCGTTTCTATCTTCGTTTCTATCTTCGTTTAATTTTTTTATTTTTGTCCGAATTTATTATTATTTGTCTTAAACTGCGCCTTTGTTGTGGTATTGCTGGCTCTAATAATGCTTTAGCTGGCTCTAATGCTTTAGCTGGCTCTAATAATGCTTTAGCTGGCTCTAATGCTTTAGCTGGCTCTGACTTAGCTTTTGGTTGCTTAGTCTTTGGTTTCTTTCGCGATTGTTGTTGCGGTGATTGCGACTTAATAATAAAGTGGTTTGGCGATGGTTCAAAAAATAATGGTTTTGGAGGTGGTGGAATAGGCAAATACGAGGCTGGTGGTCTTGGTATTGAGGGTGCTCGTGGTGGTGGAATAGGTAATGAGGGTGGTCGCGGTGGCGGAATAGGTAAAAATGAGGGCGGTCGCTGATAAGCACCTTTACCGCGATTAAACCTTTTCTTAGAGTTAAGTCGCCGTTTTCTTGAGTAAAAACCCTTTCTTCTTTTCATATTTCTTCTTGAAACTGCCATTTCTCTATATATATGCTAAATATAATTTATAGGTCTAGTCTTTAAATTATATTTTTATAATCAATTAGGCGTGTTACTCTTCTTTAATATAACTGCTTGTGCACAGTTTTCTTATTATTTTCTCTTCATTGTGTTCCTTATTATTTGCTATTGCTACTAGCGTATGTGTATAATAATTTTGCTTAGTCTCATTATTTTGAAAATCCGGATTTTCTTTTGTCCAATTACTTAATGCGCAAAATTGTTTTGTGGATACATCTTTTATTGCTTTTCTGATTTTATCTTTATTAACATCTTTCTCCCAATTGTCATCGTCTTTTATATATAATGATTCGCGTTTTAAATCGGTGCAATGAATGGGTCGCTGATATAATCCCAGTTTATTCATATTTTCAATTATTACATTTGTTAGGCCATTAACTAGCCCATTTTGCTTAGTATAGTCAAGCTGTTCTAAACTAACCCGTATAGACTTTATAAAATCACTCATATTTATTGCATCCTTGCACCGCTCATTTAAAAACACTTGTATATTAAATTTATTGTTTTGTATATGATTATTATTATTAGATCCCACCATTGGTATTAATTCACTTATCTGATTTTGCTGTTTCATCATATGATCTTGCTGTTTTGTAATAATTTCTCTCATTTCTTTATTGTCGTTAAGTAATTTAATTATTATATCGTTTGTTAAAATAACTTGATCATCACTAACCTCACACGTTAACTCGTTTGTGCGCTTTTTTGCGCTTTTTTCATTAATAAAAACACATTTTTTTTTATGGTTGTGCAACGAAGCCCTATATGGATATGTTTTTCCACAATCACAACAAAAATTTGTTACGATGTCGTTTTTTTTTGCGCTTTTTGTTGTATAAAGTTGTAAAAAAGTTGTATTTTTATGCTTAGGTGTCAAAAGGTGTCTGTTGAAGTCACACTTCTTGCTTGTCTTATAGTCACATTTTTCACAAACAAAAAAAGTTGCGCTTTTTTGCGCTTTTTCGGTTGTCATTTGTTGTATATTTATACAACAAAAAAACTCCTAAATCCTTTTTTTTTATTAAAAATATTTTATGGTAAGGCGTTTTTAAGGCCATTTTATAAATTTTTGTTATGCTTATGCTTACAAAAGTGAAAAAAAGGGACTTTTCAAAAGAATTTTCTATAAAGGGTTGCCTATTTCAAAAATGGACATTTATAAATGTCCAAAAACCAAAAAAATCCTTAAATTATTTTTTACAAAAAAAACACATATTTTAACATATAAAATTTATATGACCATTATGGTACAAAAAGAGGAATTCACCAATTTTTCACTTTTTTCAAAAACTTTGCAAAATTGCGAAATACAAAAATCCAAAAAATACAAAAATCCAAAAAATCAAAAATACAAAAAAAAGCAATAAGTTAATTTTATAAAAAAATTATATAAAATTAAAGTATATAACTATTTTATAAGTATGAGCGAAACAATTAGCGAAGACGTTTTAAGGACAAAAGTATCCAAACTACAAGCTAAAGAATTAATCATATTAAAGTTTACTGCTGACTGGTGTGGTCCTTGTAAAAAGATTAAAGACATTTGTACAAGATTTGAACAAGTAAAACCAAAGTCTATTCAATATTATGAAATAGACATTGATGATTCTATTGAATTATATATGAAATTAAAAAAAATGAAAATGATAAATGGAATACCAGCTCTTCTTGCATATACTAACTCTAGCAAAGAGCATTGGTATGTTCCTGATAAGTGTCACTTAGGATCAGATCAAGTAGGCGTTGAGTTATTTTTCAACGAATGCTTAAAATATGTTATATAATAGCATAATAGCATAATAAATATATAAGCGTTTATAGCAATTTTTTAATAGACTTATTAAATTCGTCTATATTAAATTCCGGAAAAATAACGTGCCCTTCGTAGAAATATTTACAAAAAGCATAAACAATGTTATAATCTGTTTTATATAAATATTCATAATTATTTAATAAATAATTATGTATTTCACTAGGTAATAAGCAAAGGCTTTTTTTAGGTAACACGTGACATAGTAACAGCTTGTCATTTAAAACGTCATTATTTTCAGCAATTACAAATTCACTATTAAAATATGGAATATAGGAATATAAATCACTTAACAATGGTGGATAATTATATTTAAAGTATAGGGTCCAATTTTTGCACGACGAGCTATAATAATTATAAACCCACTGCAAAGTTTGCAAATAATTCGTACATAAATTTTCAATATGCTTATTATAATCCGGCTTATTAGAGTTTATTGAAAGTAAACTATAATAATAGCGATGGGTCCAGTCCTCTTCATATGGATTTATAAAGGTTTCAATATTGCGCTCCCACGACGGAGTAGTCGAAAATTTAAACGCGATTTCTTGTTCATTAGTTTCAGGATAAAACTTGCGCCCTTGCTTCTCTCTAATACTATATACTTCTTTAATAAATGTTTCTTCGTGTTCGGCAAGAGCCTTAATATATTTTTTAAAATTATGCCAATTAATAGTGTTATTAGTTAGCAAAAAGTCATTAGCTCCAAATAGTTTTTTATAACATTCAAGCAAAACAGTAAAGCCATTAAGTCTAATGTTTAGCGCAGGAAAATGCGGTAAAAAGTCATTTCCTAACATAAAACATATAAAAATGTAATCCTCGATTTTATTATAAAATCCACTATTATGTGTTTTATTAAATGATATGTCCACAGTAAATTGTGCCTCTCTTAACCAATCAGGTGTATCGCTATTCATAATTATATCATTTGTAATCTCTCTATAAATAATAGATCCAAGCAAATTAATATTTATAATGTATTTTTCGTTTTCACTAAGAGACTTATCTAATGAGCTAATAAAAACCGGAGTTTCTCGGTATAAATAAATATGCTGTGTGTATTTTAAATGGTTTAATGAAAGCATAATTAAGTCGGCGTCCATACCATAAATCACACTGTTACTATTGGCAATAGTAGTAGTCTGTCTTATATATTCAAATAATTTATGCTCACCTTCGCCTGGTTCGTCAGATAAACTCAATATTACATTTAAGGGTTTATGCGCCGAGCTAGAATTTGCAGTATTAACATACTTAGCATTTTTAAAATGCAAACATAGTGCATTATTTAAATCCTCCATAAAGCGTGTTCCAGGAGTAATAGCACAGCTATCCCATAAAGCTTCAGTCTTGAATAAATTGCTTTGATAAGCAGATTTATAACGTCTATTTTTTTGCTGACTTATTTTAGCAAAAGGCGGAACTCCATCAAATGCAATATAAACAGTGTCTGATGGATTTATAGCCTTAATAATCTCTTCTATTTTAATAATAACATTTTCAATAATGTAACTTTCAAATTGGTCCTTAGCTTGAAATTTTGTAAAATCTAAACTGTCATATATGAGAGAATTACAATCCAAGAACAGGTTAGCTATATTATTATTCAAAAATTGCAATTTTGAAATAATAAGATTATGGTTTTTAATTAAATAACTAAAGTAATAAGGAATACCCATATTGAAGTATGTAATTAATAGTCTGCAATTATATTTATATATTTATATATAAATATATCAATTTTCACAAATATTATTATAAGTTAAAAAACATTAACTAATATAGAAATATTATATAAGTGTAATTTAATGAGTGTTTATGAAGAAAAGTTAGAATATTTCAAAAAAGTGATTGATGATATAGCAAAAGGTTTAAATTATTACAATGGCTTGAACATAATGACATATAATGAACATAACAATGCATTTACTGCGTTAGAAAAGACAATAAACATAATTAATTCTATAAATTATGAAAATATTATAGATGAATTGCAATATATCAATAATAGCATATCATCTATAATAAAGAATTATGGGTGCTATTCTTTTGAAGACATAATAAATATATGCTTAGCGTGTAATTTTGCTGAAAAGAATTTTACAAACGACTTAAACTTAAGCGATAAATATAAATTGTTAGTAAAGCACTTGCATCCTTTAAATTATAATATTATAAACTGGACTGGAACTAGTCAAGCAATTTCAAAACTTAAAATAATAGATGAGAAAACATTATTAGAATGCGACAGTTTAGAATGCTTTGACTTAGCTCGAACAAATACGAACTTTATAATAAAAGTCCACGGAATTAAAGTAATAATTCACGACTCTAAAAATCAAAAAACACTAGTAATCAACTGCTTATGCGACGATTTATTGGCGCTAAATAATAGTAATAAATTTATAATAAATAAAAAAGAAAGCATAGCCAAATATATAACAGCCAATGGATTAAGCACTAGTAATTGCTATAATGCAGACCTGTGGAATAACTTTCTAAATAATTATTCATTAAAAGAGTTACTTATATATAGCCCGTGCGACTTATATAACAAATATAGCGCTAGCGTCAATCAAATAGCTGTTTATAGTCAAAAAACACTAGAAATGTTGGTTCAAGACTTTATAAGCTTTGATCTATACAATCAACGCGCAATGCTAATACAATTATTATTAATAAATAATAAAGCAGATAATTTGTATATAGCTTATATTTTATACGACATTTTATCTAATGATAAAAGTGCTAGCGTCAATGATCAAATAAAAATATATAATAGTTTAAACTGGAATTGCAAAAAGCACTTAAAAAATGCGTTACAAAAAACAGTTGAATACACAAATGAGCTATTAAATTTTGAAACGGCAAAAATTCCTTTAGAGCAAAGCATATATTTTATGAAAGCAAACATAAATGTGAAAGAAAAAGCATTGCAAAAATTAAAAGAAATAAAATCAAAATCAGAAGACACGGGTTCAAAGGCCAGGCAATATTTAGACGGACTACTAAAAATACCGTTTGCTATTTATAAAGAAGAGGAAATTTTAAAAATCAAATATGAAATAAGTAGCTTACTAAACAGCATAATAAATCCACTAAAAGACAGCAATTTTCTATTATTAAGCGCTAATAGAGATATAAGTAATATACTAACCACAATTCATAGTATGAAAAATAATAATAATATTATAAATATTAATATTATTGAAAAAATAAGCGCTAATAAGGTTGTCATTACTAATGAATTATTAATGCTTATAGCTGAATATATTGAACATAATAAGAAAAAAATAACTGCACAATTTTTAAAATCATTAAAATTAACATTAACACCTAGTGACTATGATAAAAAAATATTTTTAAAAGCTAATTTACTAGCTTTTATTAAGTCTTTATATCTTAATCCTAATAATAATATTAAGGCTAGTAATGAAATGGCTACAAATGAACTATTATTATTTTTTAAAGAACATATAAGCAGTGACTATTACAACTATTTATTTTCTATTGAAAAGCATATTAATCAAATTAATAGAAAAAATGGCGAAATAGTTGCATATATGAATGATTTCAATAATATATTAGACAGCGCGGTTTATGGTCATAAAAAGGCTAAATTACAAATTGAGCGAATAGTAGGACAATGGATAAATGGCGAATCATCGGGCTATTGTTTCGGCTTTGAAGGGTTACCAGGTATAGGTAAGACGAGTTTGGCACAAAAAGGTTTGGCACATTGTTTGAAAGACAAAAATAATAAACCTCGACCCTTCTCTCTTATTGCATTAGGAGGATCGTCTAACGGGAGCATATTAGAAGGACATAACTATACATATGTGGGGTCAACGTGGGGCAAAATAGTTGATATTTTAATGGAGCATAAATGTATGAACCCGATTATTTTTATAGATGAATTGGATAAGGTAAGTAAAACGGAGCATGGTAAAGAGCTAATAGGAATATTAACTCATTTAATAGACAGCACACAAAACACGCATTTTCAAGACAAATATTTTAGCAATATAGACTTAGATTTGTCGAAAGTATTATTTATATTTTCATATAACGATGTTGAGTTGCTGGATAAAATATTATTGGATAGAATACATAGAATAAAATTTGATATACTAACATTAGACGATAAGTTAATTATTGCACGTGATTATTTATTACCGGAATTATACGCAAAATTTCATTTTGCTGATATATTAATATTTGAGGAACAGGAACTTAGATTTATAATAGAGCATTATACAAATGAGTCGGGAGTAAGAAAGCTAAAAGAAGTATTATTTGAAATAATATCTTCGTTAAATTTGATGCTATTGAAAAATAATAAATGCTATGAAATACCGTTTAAAATAAATAGTGACTTTATAGAAGACCTATTGAGAGATAGATTTAAAATAAGTTATTTAACAATAGTTAGTGAGCCAAAAGTAGGAATAATTAACGGATTATGGGCAAACAGTTATGGAAATAGTGGGATTATACATATTGAAAGCAGTTTTTTTCATAGCACGAATTTTTTAGAATTAAAGCTTACAGGACTACAAGGAGATATAATGAAAGAAAGTATGGCTGTAGCGAAAACACTGGCTTACAATTTATTAAGCACTGCAGAAAAGAGCGCAATAACAAAAGAGCTAGAGAAAAGCAAGATGCAAGGAATTCATATTCACGTGCCGGAAGGTGCGACACCAAAAGATGGACCGTCAGCAGGCGCAGCCATAACACTCGTATTATATAGTTTATTATCAAAGCGAAAAATAAGAAACAATATAGCAATAACGGGTGAAATATGCTTACAAGGAAACATAACAGCAATAGGAGGATTGGATTTGAAAATATTAGGTGGATTGCGCGCAGGTGTAACGACCTTTTATTATCCAAAAGCTAATGCTAAAGATTACAAATTATTTTATGAAAAGTATGAAAAAAATATGAGCAAAATTAAGTTTGTAGAGCTTGAAAATATAGAGCAAGCTATTACTGAAATAATTATGTAAAAATACTAAATCCAAAAAATACTAAATCTAAAAAATACTAAATCCAAAAATACTAAAAACGCCAACAATTAAATATTAATATATTAATTAATAATATATTTATATTTTAATTAATAATGTCGAGCGGTCCAATAGCAATTACAATGAGTTTAACAAACATATTTGAATATATATCTTTTACAGCACCGTTATTGGTTGTTTTTTTTATTACTTTACTATCAATAGCGCAAAATAGTTTAGAAAAAGGAATAGTTTTTAATATGGGTATTGTAATACTTTCTGTAATAGTGTTAGTATTAAAAAATGTTATTAAAAATAAGCAAAGCATATTTGCTTCGCCATTTTGTAATATTTTACCGTCGCCTTTTACGGTTAAGGATGTAGGTGGAATTTATAATGCTCCATCGCTAAGTAGTGCAATATTGTCATTTTCGTCAACATATTTAATTTATCCTATGGTAATAAATAGCCAACATAATTTTTCGTTGTTGCTATTTTTATTAGGTGTAACAGCTATAAATGTTGTTACAGAATACAATCAAAAATGCAGTGATATAATGGGACTAATATTAGGCTTGTTAATAGGTGTATTTTTTGGAGTGCTATATTATAGTATGCTATACATAAGCACAAAAAGTAAATTCGTGTATTTTGCCGACTCAGTAAGTAATAATGTGCAATGTAGTAAACCAACAAATCAGCAATTCAAGTGCCAAGTTTATAAAAACGGAGAAGTAATAGGCTAATAATAGGCTAATAATAGGCTAATATTATATTAAATCTTGTCTAATAATTCTTAATGTATCTTTTATTTTAGGAAATAAATGATGCCTATGAAAACTGGAAGACATAAGTTGAGGAACATTTGAGTTGGAAGTGTAAATTATATTTAAATTATTATATATAGCATCAATATTAGCTTTGCTATATTTGTCATCTAATTCATTGAAATCAAAAAGCGGTTTTTTAAGTTTAGTATTAATAGCATTATGAAAATTAAACATTAATAATTTGAAGTCTGCTTTGTTATTAATTTGAGCAAAATCAACCTTTTTTAACATAGCAGACGCGTCTTTACTACAATCAGGACACGGTAATGTGTTGCATATATTTTCTATAATATATATAATATTGCTTTTATGAAATAAAAATTTGTCCTCCTTAATTTTATGAGCAATAGTGTGGAACAAATTCCACACACTAGAACCCCAAATTTCTTTGGAAAAAGACATTTATAATATATTATAAAACTATTATAAAACTATTTTTAAAACGTTATTTATAACATTATTTAAAACATTTAAAAACTATTTATTAAATTTAAGTAATTAATAAAATTTTTAGCAATGACTAGCAAAGAACTATTTATGCAATTTTTGAATGAAAGCGACAATGAAAGCGTAAGCGACAATGAAAGAAACAGCAAAAATGACAACAACGAGAGAAAGAATAAAGAACGATGCTTAATAAGTAATGAATTATTAGATAATAATGCAATTACATTAATATGTAATCATAAATTTAATTTTTTAGAACTATATAACGAAGTTACAGAACAAAAAACGAAAAAGTTATTGGATAATTCGAAATTAAGATTAAATGAAATAAAATGCCCATATTGCAGGACTGTCAATAATAAAATTATGCCATATTTTAAGTATTATGAACATAAATTAGTAAAAGGTGTAAATAGCCCACCAGATTTAGCTATTCAATTGTATGAATGCAGTTATATAGACAAATCTTCAAACAAATGTGGAAAAAACGCCTGCATTACAAAATATGGTATTTTTTGTAATAATCACTTTAAATATACAATAAATGAAGAAAAATTATTGGCTTCTATTGATCCTGTTATAATGAAAATGTATAAAAAGAAAACGTTAATAGAGCTTAAAAATGAATTAAGAATGCATAATTATAAATTAACAGGAAATAAGGAAGATTTAATAAACAGATTAGTTTTAAAATTAAATCAATAAATCAATAAATCAATAAATCATTTAAAATATATATAAAAACAATGTAAAATAATATAGCATATGAGTGAGCAAAAGCAAGTATTAATAAATACTATAAAAGAATGGATAGCTATTGATACAAAAATAGCACAATTGAATAAACAAGTTAAAGAATTGCGAAATTCCAAAAAGCAATTGTCGGGAAGTTTGATTAATGTTATGGAAAATAATGAAATAGATAGATTTGATATAAATGATGGCAAATTAATATATAGAAAAAACAAAGTAAAGGCGCCTTTAAATAAAGACTACTTATTTAAAATGTTGCAAGACTATTTTAAAGATAATCCTGAAATAGATAGTAATCACGTTAGTGATTTTATATTAGAAAATAGACCCATTATTGAGAAAAGTATATTAGTTATTAAACAAAATAAACAAAATAAATAACATTATATAAATATAAATGGGTGAATCTTCAAAAAATATAGTACTATCGCTAAGTTTAATGCTCGTCTTAATTTTTTCTGGTTATTTAATAGGCAAATTTTTCAGTATTGGTTTAGAATATTATATGCCATTTTTAGTATGGTTATTAGCATTATGTATATTTAATATATTTTTGGATAAAAATCACGTAAATGTGTATTTAGAACAGGTAAAATCATAATGTTTATTTTTATTTATTTTTATTATTTGTTTTTATTATTTGTTTTTATTATTTGTTTTTATTTATTTGTTTTTATTTATTTAATCTTCATAAATAAATAAAAATAGAACACCTTAAAACTGATTAGGGTCTGCATTGTCAAATTCATATTCAAGATTAAGTCCATTGTTAATAAGCTTATTTAAATTCAATTGGCTCCAATTTGTTACATAAGTAAAAAACGTGGTTGTCCCAAATGAAGTAGCACATATATACACATTTTCACTATTATTTAATGTACCAACAAAACCACCAATCCCTCCAATAATATTGCTAGGTCCTTCTTTATAATAAAAAGAGGTAAAATAAATATCAACAAGTCTAGCCATTTTAGAACTACGCACATAACTCATATTATATGAGCGAATTACATCATAACACGTATGTGCATCAATGTAACGTGCTAATGTTTGAGTTTTAAACTGCTCCATATAATTTAATATTTTTTCATTATATGATAAATTAATAGGTGATCGTTTAATAATGACTATTATTAAACCTATGCGATTATTTCCAAACGTTGTGTTGCTGTCAAAACCAACCGTTAAACCTATTCGCAAATAGCCAACATCTTCAGGCAGTGCTTCATATACATTATAAATTCCGTGCGCATATATAGTCCAACGGTTCCAAATAAGATCCTCATTTTTCTTTAATGTTTCAGTCATTAAATATGTTTTAGCTCCTATACCGTTAATTAGTGGTGGATATTTTATATTCTCAATAGACATTCTTACTAAATATTCAATAGCGCAATAATCAGAAATAAAAGGATAACTTCTATATTTTGGAAATGTAATAGCGGAAACTTTATCTTCATAAAATAAATGATTAAACAAATCAACAATAATTAGTCCGTCGCAAAAATAATGATCCAAAAATATTACAAGTTTATTCTTGAAATAAACTATTAAATGTGGAGAGCTTATAATAACTTGTGAGGGCTTTTTTCGAGTAATAGTTTCAATATATTCTTTAGCATTGCCTTGGCTTTCAATAAAGTTCGCTTTACACTTAAAATTTTTCATAGACCAGTCGTCAAAAAGCAGTTTACATTTATCATATGTCCAGCCTTCATTAAGTCTCCATTCAATATATTGGAACGATTGCCATCTATCTTGTATAAAATTGGTGTCTGATGGTAATGCAACAATGTTATATTTATTATAAGTCAAAATTTGTTTGTTTCTTATTTTCTCATTTAGTAGAATGGGCACCTGGTGAGTTAAGCGAGCAATATATGCAAACGGTGTTAATAGTATATATAACGGATTAGTCCATTTACAAATAAAAAAAAATAACCCATAAATAAAATTTAATATACTTGTTTTTGCATTATACATTTTATATTAATTTTTAAATTGCTTTTAATATATTTTCAACCAAATAATAAAAAATTTATGACCATTATTTTATTCAATTCAATTCAATTTTCACAATATTCTACAAGAGATCCGCTTGAATTAACTCGCTCTATAATTTTATATTCATAATAGTCCGGATACAATTTAACTAACAAATATTCAATAAGATTATTAAATAATTGAATAATCATTTAATAATGTTAAAATTAGAATATATTATATTTCAATTTTTTTATAGCTATTATCATTATAGCTATTATAGCAACAATTTTTTTATAAAATCATTTCGCGCATTAACAACTTCTGGTTTTGAGCAACTATTATTAGCAGTAACCTGATTAGCGTGTATTCTATAATATAGTAAATTTTCTTGAATATTGTATAGCTTGCCAAAATGTTTGAGCAGTTTTAGTTCTAGTTCAAAATCTTCGTATAGCGAATGTGTGTGCTCATTATAATTGCCAACTGCGAGCACAGCAGACTTTCTATAACATACGCATGGATGATTTACAAACCAATGAGAAGGATTTCTTTTATAGTCTGCCCACGTTAATAAATATGGATGATTTGTAGATCCTTGAAGCATTTTAGAATTATCAATTTCTTTTAAGTAATGCGCATTAGAGCCAACAATAGCGCAATCTAAATTTTTTTTCATAAATTCTAGTTGCTTAATAAAACGATCAGCCACACATATGTCGTCACTATCAACTTTAATAATGATTTCGTGAGAGCATAATTCCACGCCTTTATTTAAACTATAACCAATACCCTTATTTGTAGGCCATTTTTTATAAACAATTTTTATAAATCGCATTTTCGCTTTAAATTCGTCAAGTGTTTTTTCTAATAGCTTAGTGCTTAGTTCATTTGAACCATCATTAATCCATATTAGCTCAATCCCAAAGTGGCCGTTTTGTATTTTTATTGATTCTAAACATTCTACAACATATTTATGATTTGTATTATAACTGCTTACTAAAACAGAAACCCAAAATTTAGGCTCTTTGTAAATATCTTCTAGTTCAATTGAATTCATAATTTCATAATTTTGCTTAGTAGAGCCCCATTCTTGATACGCATAAACAATAGAATGCCCCATATATTGCACTCCTGTGGCGTGCTTTGGTAAAAAATAGTAACTAGGATAAATAACAACATCACAAAACAAATTAGTTTGAAGAAGTTTTGTTAATAATTCGGGACCAACAGTTCTCCACGCCATTTTGCCAGTTTTAGCTCGGCTAACTTCATTCGCTTTAATATAATCAATTGCGCCTCTAGGCAGTGGATGATTTTTCGGAAACGCCATAGTTCCGGTTGCAACTAAGCCCTGTCTTACGTTTTCATTTTCATAACCGCAAAAAGGTTTATGCTGTTCAATCAAATAGTTAAAAGGTTCAATACAAATGGAGTCAGCATCAATAAATAGACCACCATAATGGTATAAAATCTCCCAACGTATAATATCGGCTTTACCATTAATTTCCTCTATTTCATTAATTTTTGAAACGCATTCTAGATTCAAGCCACGATTGCGAATTTCTTCTTCATTCCACATAATATATTCATAGTCGGGGTGCTTAGTCTGCCAAGTAGCCATAAACTTCGAAGGACGAGGCTTAGGACCAATCCATAATTGATGGATAATTTTTGGAATAACAACAGGATTAGTGCTATTACTATTATTACTAACAGCCATAAATAATATATATTAGGTTTTAATATTTATATATTATTTATAATAGTTTTAATAAAACAAATATAAAACAAATATAAAACAAATATAAAACAAATATAAAACTAAGTATTTAAATAATTATAATAATCATGACGGATCACTGCGTTGTTTTATTATGTGATAGAGCCTATTTTAATAAATTTATTTATACTTGTAATCAACTAATCACAAATGGTAAATATAGTGGCACAATTTGTTTAGTAATTGGTGACGATTTAAATAATGACAAATTATTAGAATGCGATTTTATAAGAAATAATAATATTATAATAAAATATTTTCCTAATATTCAATTTACTAATGGGTTTTTAGATATTCAAAAAAACCTGAATAGACAACCGCATTGGTTCCAAAAGAAATTTCAATTTCATAAATTACACTTGTTTAATACTTTTTTCAAACAATGGAAATATATTTTTTACTTAGATTGTGGAATAACTATATTTTCGGATATAACGCCTTTATTAAATGAAATTACAATTAATGAAAATACACTATTAGCACATTCTGATGCATTTCCTACTTATGAATGGAAATTGCATAATCAATTTGATAAAAATAATACAGGCTATTTCACAAAACTTAATAATAGCTTTAATTTGAATATTGACTATTTTCAAACAACAATAATGCTATATGATACAAATATAATTGAAAATGCTACATATACTAATTTGTTAAATTTATTACTTGAATATCCAATCAGTATAACAAATGACCAAGGTATAATAGCATTATACTTCACAAACATAAAACCGTTATTTAAACAAATAAAAACACATAATGAAAATACACATTTTTACGATTATTTATCAAGAGCTCGCAATAATAAATATATAATGTTAAAAGCAATATAATTTACACAAATTATATATCATATAATTCGGTATTATCAATAGGATAATAACAATCACAATAATCATTTGTTATAGAACTACTATGTTTTGGCATATAACATTTCTCAATTGTTTTAGAAAAAAAGGCTGCACACCACGATAATGTGCTTACAGAACATACTAACACTTTGCAATTAGTCATTATGTAAAAATCGGTTAATATATCATTGCTTTCAAAAATAATAGTAGTATTAAATTTACTATTTAATTTAGCAGTAACCGTTTTTATAAAGTCTTCTTCATATTGACTAGTGCACTTATCACAAACAATAGCAATGTTTTTATAGTTGTTATATTCAATATTATCAATAAGGTTTAATATTTTTTCTAATGAAATAGTAACATTTATATTAACTTTATCTCCTAATCTAATATGAAAAACCATATCATAAATTTTATTAAAATTGTGTGGACTATTTATAATAGTTTTCATTAGAAATTCTTGCCTGTTACCATCTCCTGCATTAATTCCATCTGTTATGACTATATGATCATTTTTATTAATAAAATCAATAATTTGTGCTTTATATTTTTTATAAATAGTATCGTGCTGATAGAAATCAGATAATAAATAATTACCATCTTGTAATGATATATTAGTTTTAATTATTTCGGAAAATAATTTATCATCTATAATATAATTTATATTGTTAGTTTTTGTAGTGTATTCGCCATTATATTTAATACAAAAAATAGTACATCCCATATATCTAAATATTGCATTGCCTAATCTACCTTTGGCTATAAAAACAAATTTCATAGCTATATTTAATTATAATTAATTATATTTAATTCTATTTTATAATGTAATTAAATATTATGATTATTATATAATAAATTGTATTATATAATAAATTGTATATTCTATTAAAAGTCATATTATAGAGATTTATAATATGCATCAATATTTGGTTCAATTATATCCATTAGCGATTGAAATTCAGTAGTACTCATAATATTGCTACAAATTAGTGTAGGTGGTCCGGACGTACCGAAAAAATATTCATCTGGGGGATAAAATAGTTTATAGTTTTTGACGATATTATCTAAATTACAAGTAATTCTTTCATGATATTTACCGTTATAATAGTTAGTTTGTTTACTTGTTACAAAACCAAGTATATTATTACCAGGAAAATAATCAAAATCATGAATAATAATAATCTTACTTAGATTTAAATAATGATTAAGACAAGATACCCTCGATAACCAAGGCGACGAATCGATAAACACAATGTCAAAATCGTGTGATATATTTTCTTTGATAAACTGTACCCACTTATCACCTGTTTCCATAGTGTCAGTATTTCCAGCATTTATATAATATAATTCGTGTGAGGTATCGGCTAAGTCTTTATATTTATTAAACCATTCTAAATTAGATTCAATAGATACTAATTTTCTATTGGTATTTTTAATTTCCTCTTTTATCATTAGAGTGCTTCCATCTCCACAACCACATTCTAAAATATTACCATTTGTATTCTTAATCATCTCACTAAGATATGGTTGATGAGTATAAAATCCATGGTTTTTATAAGTCCCCATAATATTATTATAATTATTATCTTTTTATATTATTTAAATATATATAAATATATATAAATATATATAAATAATATAGTTAATAATATGAGCAAGTTTGATATTATAATTTGTGTTGGTCCTCAAGATAGTGATATAATAGCAAATATGGTTCCATATACAAAAAAAAACGTTATGGATTATAGAAATATATATCTTGTATGTGCTGATCCAACAATTAATATAGATGGAACAATTACTATTGATGAAAAAATATTTCCGTTTAATATAGATGATTTGATTACAAAATTTGGTAATAACAATAGAAATGGTTGGTATTTGCAACAACTGCTAAAATTATATTCGGGCAATGTAATACCTGGATTATTACCAAATTATGTAATAATTGATAGTGACACTTTTTTTTTGAAACCAGTATCATTTATGGATAATAATAAATACATATATACACTAGGAAATGAATATCATATTCCATATTTTAATCATATGAATAAATTACACCCATCGTTAAAAAGAATAGTTAATTATTCTGGGATTTCGCATCATATGATTATGAGCACTGAATATGTAAATGGACTATTTAAACTTGTAGAAAATTATCATAATAATAGCGATCCATTTTGGAAAATATTTTTAAATAATATAGACACTAAGGATTTTTTAACTAGTGGTGCGTCTGAATATGAAATATACTTCAATTATGTAAATATATATCATAAAAACGACATAATATTAAGACACTTAAATTGGACAAATGCGTCGTGTTTGAATGAATATAATAAACATTGTGACTATGTTTCTGTGCATTGGTATATGCGAAAATAATAAATATAATATAACTATAATATAACGATAATATAACGATAATATAACGATTATTATAATATAAAGATTATTATGTTATAACATACTATAACATAATATAATGAGTGATAACACTATTTATTTTACAGAAACCCAGATAAAGGACATTTATAATTCGAAAGTTAAAAAACCCAGTGATTATTTTACTAGACAACTGCCAAAATGTCCAGTTAAAATGTGGAATTATAATTGGCATAATCGTGATGCTCCTCGTTGTTTTTGTTTACTTGATTTTATTAAATTTAATTGTTTTCAA